AACCTTATCATTTCCTTTTTTATTTTACTTTTATCTGGTAGTAATGTTTGATTATGATTATTATGATTATTATGATTATTATGATTATTATGATTATTATGATAATCATCACACCTTTTACAGAGTTTCCATATCATACAACTAACATAAGAAGCCATCGTTAATATAATTAATTCCGGGAAAAATGTAGTTTCCATACCATAAGTTGTTTGATTGAATGTATTCTCTTCTTTATTATAATAACCACCACCTCCATAATTATAAGATTTTTCCATAGTACTAATATTTAACTTAATTATTTTAAATATTCTTTAAATTTGAAATTATTATCAAAGTCTTAAATAAAATAAAAATGAATATTCGGATAGGAACGGATTGTAGTGGAATTGAAGCACCAATCGAAGCATTGAAGAAAATTAAAGCTAATTATAAGAACATTACTTATACTCACGTATTTTCATCTGAGACAAATGAATATGCTATAAAATACATTAAAGAAAACCATAAACCCGAAATATTATTCGGTGACATCAAAGAAAGAAATGTGAATGATATTCCAGACATTGATTTATATATTTCGGGTTTTCCATGTCAACCATTTAGTCGTGCGAATAAATTTAAAACGAAGATTGACCCTCGTTTAAATTTATTTGAAAATTGTTTAGATGTTATTAAAACAAAAAATCCTAAATTTTTCATTCTAGAAAATGTCAAAACATTGGTCACATTAAATAAAGGTAGTTATTTTAATGATATTTTAGAACAACTAGAACGGAATGGACAATATAATGTTTTCTATAAAGTCATTAATACCAAAGATTATGGTATTCCGCAGAGTAGAGAACGATTATATATTATCGGTATCAGGAAAGATTTTAAAATAAAAAATCATAATAATAATAAAAAAAATGATTTTGAATTTCCACTGGAAAAGCCAATGACATTGTTAAAAGAATTTATCGATAAAAAAGATAATTCCAAGTATAAAATATTAGACTCAAATAAAGAATTATTAAATAATATCCCTCAAAATTCCGTATTTATTGATGTTGGATTTAGAAAGGCTAAGTTCCCTCATTCTGATAAATGGGCACCATGCATTACAGCACAACCTAATATGTGGTGTGTCCCTAAACAAAGAAAAGCGAATATTAAAGAATATTTGATGTTACAGGGGTTTCCTATTAATGTGAAGCATACGACTATTTCAGATCATCAAATGAAAATTAGAATCGGGAATTCTATGACGGTTGATGTCATAGAACAATTATTATTATCTATTTTCTGTTCTATCGGTATAATTTAATCATATAAAGAATAAATCGTATAATTTAATCATATAAAGAATAAATCGTATAATTTAATCATATAAAGAATAAATCGTATAGTATAATAGTATTTAAAATAAAATAATAATGAATGTCATAGAAACAACGAATGGTTTTGTAAAAAAATATATTGAATACCACGAAACATATGTTAAAAAATATGGAGAAACTACCATTGTTCTAAAACAAACGGGGAGTCATTTTAATATTTTTGCTGTAATTAATGATGAAGTTTCAATTGGTCCAGATATTTATCATATCTGTAATAATATCCTAAACATTGTTGTTTCAAAACAAAATAAAAAGAATCCTGAAGTATCTTTTAGTAATTGCCTGCTTGCAGGGTTCCCACTATGTAGTATCCAAAAATATGAAAAGATGTTATTAGACGATGGCTATACTGTTGTTATCGTTGAACAAATTACTCCACCACCAAATCCTGAAAGGGCTGTAACTCGTATTGTTTCACCAGGAACAGCCCTGGATAATTACAATAAGAAAGATAGTCATTATCTAATGTCTATTTATGTTGAGAAAAATGAGTATATGAATAAGGATTCTTATATTTGTGGTATTTCAGCGATTGATTTATCAACTGGAAAGAATTTCTTACATTATATTATCAGTAAAATTGATAATAATTCCGATAATAACTACTGGAAAGATGAAATAGGGAGATACATTAATTTTTATAATCCCTCTGAAATTATTTTTCAGACCTCCGGTTTTGAATTAACTGAGAATAAAGTCATTCAGGAATGGGATATAAGTCATAACTCAATTCAAATCAATCATTATCATGATAAAAATCTTTTAAAACCCAGTTATCAGAATGATTTCCTCCAGAAAGTCTTCAAAATAAACGCAATGATGACACCAATTGAATATTTTGATCTTGAAATGAAACAAGAATTAGTTATATCATATATCTACCTTTTACAATATATTAATGATCATCGGGCTGATTCATTACAGAATATTGAAATACCTGAATTAGTTGAAGACGATAAATGTTTATGTTTAACATCGAACTCTATCCGCCAACTCAATGTAATCAATAATTATTCATACTTTAAAGGGAAAAATGAATCTCTATTATCTGTCTGTAATGCTTGTGTGACACCTATGGGTAGACGACTTTTTAAAGAAAGACTATTATATCCGTGTATTGATGGGGAAATAATTCAAAAAAGATATGACTTCATTGATCTCTTCAGAAAAGATAATTTTTATGGAAACGTTCAAAATATTTTGAAAAAAGTATCTGATTTAGAAAAATCTTTGAGAAAAATGGGATTAGGAATGCTTCAACCCGCTGAATTTTTTTCGGATTCATTATCATTTGATTATGCATTAAAAGTTGTGAATATCCTTGAAGAAAATTCTAATATTCTAAAACTTTATGAAAACACAACGTGTTTAACTATTTTTAAAGAATTTTATCAAGAGATAAATAATACATTTAATTTCCATAATTTTACACCAGTCGGTGAAATAGAAAGATCCATTCTAAAACCTGGAAAACATGAATTAGTAGATGAATATGATAGACTTACTGAAGAATATATTGAAATTTTAATGAATATTGTTAAAAGACTCTCCCAACTTTTGGATGGTTCAGATACAAGTATTAAATTAGATTATGATGACCGGTTCATGTGGCATTTGTTCTGTACAAATAAAAGGGCGATAACTTTTAAAGAAAGATTAACGAATATAAATGAAAATTCAATTCACGTCAAAGATGAGAACAAGAATATTTTATATTCTTTTAAAAAAGATGATTTTTCTTTTAAAAAGAAGGATAAATCATCAATCATCATTGAATTCAGCGATGCGAATGATATTTCAAAAAAACTTGTTTTAATTCAAGACAAACTTAAGAAGCTAAATAGTGAACAATGGACCGAAATTACAAATGAAATATATTTACAATACAATCAATCATTAAAAAAATTTTATTTATTTTTGTCTGAAATTGACTTTTATTGCTCTGGTGCTAAAATATCAATTCAAAATAGTTACAATCGCCCTGAAATTATTAATAAAGATAATGGAAAGAGTTATTTAGATGTAAGAGGGTTACGACACCCAATCGTTGAAAAGATTCATGTTGATACTGAATATGTAACGAATGATATTTTATTAGGGAATGATAATAAGGATGGTATTCTATTATTTGGAACAAATGCATGCGGTAAATCTACATTGATGAAAGCAATTGGATTAAATATTATTATGGCTCAGGCAGGATTATTCGTTGCGGCCGAAAGTTTTGAATATACACCTTATACCCAAATATTCACAAGAATTTTAAATAATGATAATATTTTTAGATCTCAATCATCATTCGCGGTTGAAATTCAAGAGTTAAAGAGTATCATGAGTCGTGCGGATTCAAAATCATTGGTTTTAGGTGATGAATTATGTTCGGGAACAGAAAGTATTTCAGCATTATCGATCATCGCGACAGGGTTAAATACATTGTGTTCAAAAAAGTCATCATTTATTTTTACATCACATTTACATCAACTCACAACATTACAAGAGGTCAATGATTTAGAAAATCTTGATGTTTATCATCTTAAAATAGATTATGATAAAGAAAAAGACATTTTAATTTATGATCGTAAATTAGAAAAAGGATCGGGTCCATCAATTTATGGATTAAAAGTCTGTGAAGCAATGGGATTATCAAATGAATTTATTTCATTCGCGAAAACAATCCAAAATCGTTTAGAAAATAATAGCAATTCTACAAAGTTATCACAATATAATAAAACAATCTTTATGGATTGTTGTAAAATATGTTCCGAAAAAAATAATTTAGAGACACATCATATTAAAGACCAACAATTTGCTGATAAAAATAATATTATCGGACATCATCATAAAAATATCAAGCATAATTTAGTTCCCTTGTGTAAAGCGTGTCACTTAAAAGTTACGAATCATGAAATTATTGTGAAAGGGTGGAAAGAAACATCCGAAGGAAGGGAATTAGATTGGTTTGAAGCAGAAAAGAAAGTGAATCCTAAAAAGAAGTTTACTGAAGAGGATATCCAAAAAATAAAATCTTTGAAAAATGAGAAAAAAATATCACAAACAGATCTTCTAAAACAATTGGAATTAAATCATCATATGAAATTAAGTATTTCAACTTTGCGGAAAATATTAAGTGATCAATATTGATCATTTTATAAAATTTCTATTTACCACTAATTTCCATCGCTTTTTCATAATAAACGGGAGGCCAATGATGAAATACATTCTTAACATCTGTGAATGTTCCACATCCCGCATATTCTACTTCATTTAAGAAATATTTTGTTTTATCTAATGTATTCCCTTGACAACAACCAAAATCTATTCTGACAAATAATGGATTTACAACTTTTCCTTTAATTTTTGTTTCGGGCATATTCTTTAAAACTTCTTTACCTAAAATTTTTAACCTTTCTAAATCGGTTTTAGAAATTGATCCAAAACTTTCGGGTGGTGGCCATGCTTTCATCGCAACATGATATTTATATTCACCATTCAACCAAAATGATTTAATTTCCCAGAATTTAACAAATCCTTTCATCTTTTCTTGACAAACTAATCCTGGGAATTTTTTAGTTAAGTTTAAATATTTCTTTAACTCTTTCTCTACGAATTTTTCATTTTCTTCTGATACATCACTATAAAAAGTTTGTGATTTTTCTTTCACTTTAATATCATCAGAATAATAATTATCTGTAATTACTACTTCAGAGTCTTGAAGGTCAAATTTCGCAATTTCAATATTTGCGAATGCATAATCTGGTTTTACAATAAATGAATTCCATCCCTCTTTTTTTACTTGATCGATAATCTTTTTAGAATCTCTAGATTTCTTTATTAAAAAAGTAGGGGCAATTGGAATGCCTCGTTTTTCAAAATATTTAAGGTAGTCTCCTTTATTGTACAGGAACATTTGTTCAGATAAAGGAGGATAAATATTATTCCGTTTATTCTTCATAATTTTCAACCATTTTTCATACATTTTCGGTGAAGTATGCCATGCGTTTAATAAATTCACACCGACCAAAAAATTAACATCATTTTTCTGTAATGTCTTTTCATTAAAGTTTTTTAAATAAACTACTTCAGCATCTTTAAACTTATGTTCAATCGCAGCAACCAAAGATGCTTCATTTAATATCCAATCGTCTCCTGAAAAATGCTCATCTGGGACATCATCCATCCATTTTCTGTAAGGATGGGTCGGATTCATTTCACCAAGTCTTCCTCCTAAAATTCCAATTTTAACCATTATACTATATATATCATTTTTAAAAAAAAATTTTAGTTTATTCTTTTTAGTTTATTCTTTTTTAAAACTCATAATAATTAAATCCCGTCTACCCGTCCCATATGGGTCTTGTGGTTTGTGGGGGACTTTACCATCCATGATTATCGTCGTCCCACTCTTAAGTGGAAATACTTGTTTAACACCTTCTCGGTCTTTATACATTATGTTGGCATCTTTTAGTGTTTCATCAATTCTTAAATACATCAAAACTGTAATGACATTCGGGTAATTGTCGTTTTCACAATGCCAGGCAAGACCACTTTCAACTCGTTTGGTATCCCCGACGAGGTTGTATCTTATGACATCCATGAACCATTCTTCTTTCTGATGTTTGAATCCATTTTCTGTGAGGAAACTTGAACAAATATCTTTGATGAAACCGTGTATGGGAGTTGACTCAGTGTGATGATGATAGGTGACATTCCTTTTCCTCTTTGTTCCCAACGAAATATCTTCAATTATGGATGGGTCCATAATATAGTCGTAAAGGCACATTGTTGGGGCTCTCGTGTTCAAAGAAAACATTTTATCGTATTGATTTTCTAGTATTCACATATCACTTTCAAATTTACTTTATTTAGAATTAATTTTCTCTCTTCATAAGGGATTTTCATTTTTATTAGATCATTATATTCTAAATAATTTAAATCAGTTAAGTCTTTCGCACCCAATTCTATAAATTTACCATAGTATTCTTCACACCCTAAATCTTTTAAAAATTTATAAATATGAGTATAAATTATATGTTGCTTAAATACAATATTCACTTCTGAATCATTATTCCAAAACTTACCTAATATCATCATCATTTCATCAAAAGAATAATCTTTTGATTCATAACTATTTATTTTTTCAACAACGAAACCGAGTTCTAAATTATAATATTCACTTGCTACCATATTTTCATCAATATCCGATACAACCATTTGTTCATCAATATTTCCAAACCTTATTCCCAACGGACCATCACCTTCAAAATATATGGATGTTTTAACGTAATTCAATTCACTAATACAATCCAAACTCGGAGACTTGCTGATGATAAAATCATCTAATCTATTTATATCTATGGGAACACTTTTTGATTTTAACATATTTTTAATAATTATTTTAAATTATTTAAAATAATTTATCAAATTTAATATCTAGGACTTGACGGTGGTGTCAATGGATCATAACTATCGTCAACCCATATTTGACCTCTTAAAACACTACAAGATGTTCCCCAACAAGTGATACATAAAACTCTCCTTACCCGTATGGTATCTTTTAAAACATACCCTTCTCCTTTACATTTATGACACACGACATACATTGATTTAGAGTAAATTTGAAACTTTAAGTAAGAAGGACACAACTATAAAATACTGATAAGTGAAAGAATGTCTTTCAACACTGAACCCGTTTGTGATGCCGTGGTCCACGTCCGACACCTCGGCGAGAAGGAAGAAGGGAAGCAAATCTACAGGGATGTCTCGTGGGCTGATGTCACCATCAATGGTGTTGACCTCGATACAACGCTAGACAATGATATGAAGTGTATGGAGTCTCTCGAACGCAACGAGAATGCTGATTTCATATACGAAAAGAAGAATATTGAAGTCCAACCTCGTAAGATGAAGACTGATATCCTTGAAAGCACCTCTTCCTTCAAGGAGTTCAAGAAGGGCGACGGATACAAGAAGGTTTACATTCGCCAGCGTAAGGTTCCTCTAGCGACCCATAAGAAGTATCCCACGAAGCCACGGGATCAATCCAAGTATGAAAAGAAGAAAAATGCCCTTGAACGAGTAATTGATGAGTTGGAGACGAATGGAGACCTGGACCCGACGAGGTTCAGTCATGTTGCGCGCGAGAAAGAAGAGGTTCGGACAGATGAACGAGTTGTTCAACTGAAAGTCGCTCTCGGTGAAGAATGGTGGGAAGAAATCCTAGAAGAACACCCAGAACTTGATATTGAAGATATGTCTGTTTCTTCCGAGGGGGGTATCCCAGAAACATCCATCATTGATGGATGGTTCAACTATGGGGATGAATTAGGAGATGTTCAAGATCAAATGGTTCTCTCAAAAGATCCGGTCATGGTTGACGGTCTCCCCAAATGGTGTTTCCACAATATGATGACCGGGGAAGAACTCTTTATGGATTTTGAAGCAAGCATTATGGATGTTTATAAGAAGTGGAATGATATCAAATCAAAGATGTAGGGTGCCCGTTAAGTTAGATAGATTAAAAAATTTGATAAAGATAATGAATATTTTTTTTATCTTATTCAAAATATGAAATCACTCGCCATTGAGACTCCCGTAAGGGCGCAGATTCAGAACATCTTCTTATTATATGGAATTCCGATTGAGACGATAGACTACATCATGGAGTTAAAAAAGAGTCTGGAAGACCAGGAAACAATGTATTTCCAGCGAAATTGTATTATCCATGAATGCCTTCATTTTAATCTTCCTGACAAGGCAATCATTGATTATCAGTGTGAAAAAAAACTATACAACGATTATTATCGTTTGGCAATCCCGATGAATCAAAGTATTCACTGGTGTCTCAATGTCGGCGAAAATAAAGGCGATTCATTAATCCGTAACCGTTGCTTGAGTTTAATAGAAATGGTATTTGCGGGTGATTTCATAATGACATCAACTCGTGGGAGAATATTTTCATCATCCTTAGAAGATAAACTAAAATTAGTTTCAAAGAAAACATATGGTTTCTTTAAGGATACTTATGAAGAATACATTGCATACCAGAACCCGGTTATTATTGATGCTTCTGGAGAACTTCTATATTATTAAAAATATATCCTTAATTATAGAATGAATAATAAGCGAAGCAAACGAAGCAAACGAATCAATCGAATCAATCGAAGCAATCGCAAGGGTAAGGGTAAGGGTAAGGGTAAAGCGGGGAAAACTAAAAATAAACGAAGTAGAAGGGGTCTAAGGACTTATAAATGGACGTTAAAAAAAGCAGGAATGATTACGAAAAAAAGATATGGAAAATTATTAACGAAGAAAAAGAATAAAAAAAAATTGACTAAGAATGAAACAAAAGATTTAGATCGCGCATTGTTTGTGAACTATTGTAAGTGTACTAAGAAGCTAAAAAAATATAAAAAGATAGAGAAAGGAGCTGAATACCCTATCTGCACGCATAGTATCTATTTAAACCGTAAGATGAAGACTCCTAAAGGAGTTCAGAAGAAGTGTAAAAGATATCATTAAAAAAAAAAAGACAAATAAAGACAAAGCGATACAACCATTTTTTTAAAAATTTGAAAGTTGATATAGAGGAGTTTCAAATAGTAAAAAAGAAAGGAAAGGAAAGGAAAAGTTAAACGAAAAGAAAAAGTTAAACGAAAAGTTAAACGAAACTAAACTAAATAATGAACACTCAATTCGCAAACTCTGTTCACTCGTTCACGGATGACATCGTGTCTATGATGTTCACCGAGTTTGATGGAAAGACACTCGGAGAGCAGGGTTTCACCAAGGACGATGTCATGAAGCATCTCTTCGGTGAATACAATCCTGGTGACAAGGTGAAGGAAACCAAGGTGAAGGCAAAGAAGGAGAAGGACCCTAACAAGCCTAAGCGTGCGCTCTCTGGATACACCTACTTCGGTCAGCAGAACAAGGATAAATTCAACGGAGAGATGAACAAGATCGTTGAGGGAGGGGGTGAGAAGCCGAAGTATGTTGCCTACATTGGGCAAAAGTGGAAGGAGCTTTCAGCAGATGGAAAGAAGGAGTGGAATGACAAGGCTAAGTGTGCTCAGGAATCCAAGTAAGTCCAGATAAAGGGTGTTGGTGTGGTGAATAAAAGTGTGAATAAAGAGGGGGGTGAATAAAGTGGGGGTGAATTATATTTTTTTATATATTTTTTATAAAAAATTTGAATTTGGTTTTATACTTTTTTATAAATAATTTAAAAAATAACTATGGATTTATTTAGTAAAATAAATTTCACTAAATATGATTATGGTTTAATAGAATTTAAAGAAGAAATAGGATCAGGTGCGAACTCAACAGTATACAGATGTAGAGTCGATGGGCGAATGTTGGCTGTTAAAGAATATCAAACAGGGCGTTGGGGTGACATCAAACAATTTTATGATGATTTTAACTATGAATTAAATGTAGCCAATAAAACACGAGGATGTAAACGTATTATAAAAACGTATGGGGTATCTAAAAAGAATGATAATGTTTACTTACTGATGGAATATTTGGGAAAAAATGATTTACATGATTACTTACAAAACAGTGAGTATTGGAAAGCCTGTTATAAGTATAATAATATTATTTCACCTGAACCGGAAAATGAATATACAATTTATAACGAAGACCAAGAGATCTACTGGAATTTTATAATGAACAAAGGATTTAAAATTAAACTTTCAAGGAGATTACTTGAATCTTTAAAAGAACTACATGATAGATGTATTGTTCACGGTGATATTAAATCAAATAATATAGGTCGCGCTCTACCTCCGGCTGGCTACGTCTGGGTCACGGAAGCTTCAGGCACTATTAAACTAATTGATTTAGGATCATCAACAATGATGGAAGAAAAAGATTTAGTAAAGATTGATGGGAAATATGGAACAGAAGGATACATGGCCCCCGAACAATATAATTATTGGATTGGATATAAATCCGATGTTTATTCCGTCGCAGTTGTCTTAGTTGAAATATGGTGTGGAGATATTTGGGAAAATGGAACTGGTTACAAACCTTGTCGTAATGAGGTTTTAAAATGCGTCAGGAAAATGGAAAAAACTGAAGATAAACAGATGCATGAATATACAAAATTATTGAGGAAATGTTTGAGTCCCGATATGTCTCTAAGACCTAATGCTGATAAATTCCTGAAGAAGTTTAATGAGATATTTTAAATAATATTTCAACAGTGATCACAAAGATAAAAAATATCTTCTGGTTTTGAGGTTAAAATATCTTCAATTGAATTTGTATGGATATGAAAACTAGATTTTTTTAGTTTTTCAAATAAATTTGTAAGGTTGTTCTCTTCCAAAACATTTCCTAATTTTTCCTTAAAAATGCGAATAATGTCTTCATGGGAATCAACCTCCGTTATTTGTATTCTAACATTAAACCCTGCGAATAACTCTGATGAAGCGATGAACAATCGTGAATAACTATCATTCATATTATTCATTTTTTATTTTTTTAAAATAAATTATTATTCTTTTTTTAAATAAATTTGATAAAAATTATTATTCTTTTTTTTAATAATTTTGATAATAATAAAAGATGAACACGGTAACTATTAAGGATGTTGGTGTTGTCACGATTCCCGAAAGGAATACTGAAGAAGAAATAATTAATATCGTAGACCAATTGAAACATGATCCCAAAACTCTCCATGAAATGCTTTGTATTGAGCCGATTAAACTCTTCTGGTGCGAACATTGGACTTGCCTTGAAACCATAGATCCATTTAATTCTGAAGAGGAACTACACGATCATATTTGTAAGTGTCATAAGATTAATTGTTCAGATGTTTCCCCGACACATTCAATCGGTGGGGAAACATCTGACCCAGGCGAGGAAGATGCGATTCAAAACGAGTGATTTTTTAAATACGATTATTTAAAAAAAAAAGAATATTAATTAATTAAATAAAAAAAATAACAAATGATTGATTTAGATTCATCAATATATGGATGTTCATTTGTTCTAAGCATCGGGAGCATCGGGGGATCCGACAAAATGTCATTTTGTGAAAGACAAACAAGATGGAATTTATGGAATCAATTCAGAGATAAATGTTTAGATTATGATCCCGAAGAAGATAATTTGATCGAAAGCATCTTACAAACAACATATCCATTAGAAGAATATAGTGAAGAAATATTAGTAGAAAAATGGGGGTGTTCTGAAGATATTGATTCATCTCATGGAGATATTATCATACATGGGGAAAATATATATTCCCCGATTGAGGTTAATTTTCATTCATATCACAATCCTCCTTTAAAATGGTGTGATTATATGAGAAAACAAGGTTTTATGATTGTATGTTATTTTTTTGATTTAGATCAACGAGGAGAACGGATTGATAAATGTGGAAAATGTATTTATGATAATAAAAAAATAGTTGAAGAACAATACACAATTCCATATGATAAAATAAGGAGTGGTTATTTAGAATTTTTATATGAAGAGGAAAACACTTTCAGTTCTTTTTTATTAAATTTAAAAAGAATGCGGGAACATACAAATAAAATATTCTTTGAAGAAGGAATTTGTCAAGGTTTATGTGAATTATTGGATTTATATGGGACAGGGCCCGAAGAAATCGCAATGAAGAGTTTTAAAATGAAAAATGTGAATAGTCGCATGGAACTTTTAGAAAAAAAATTAGAGAATTGTGAAATTAATGAAGGAAAGTATATAGAAGAATGTAATTTTTTAAAAGATTATTACAATGAATTCACATTCTTGTGAAATCACAAATAATATTGTTCCCAATTTCTTTCGTTAAATATTCTTGTTTCATCCCCCAGTATTCTCTTTTAAAATCCTTTAAACTTAATCCCAACGCGTTGCGTTGTGCTTCCATAATATTTGGTGCTCTTTCAAATGCGTAATAATGATCTTCTGTTTCGGGGTCTATTTTACACATAACATAAATTTCATTACCTGCGGTTAGTATTTCACTTTGAAACATCTTTTTAAATATTTCTTCATGATTTACTTCATCTTTCGATTGTTTTTCTAAATTTACTAAATATTCATTTCGCGAATCAAAAAACATAATATCTTCCAGTTTATCCCAACTAATAAATTCTAACCATTTATCTTTCATAATTAAATTAAAAACAACAAATAATTTACGACTTTTAATATCATCTTTATCCTCAGGGTTAAATACTTTTTCTAATCTTTCATTATATTCGGGTGTTTTGTAATAATGAACCATATCACCTAAACGGATTCTCCAGGGTTCAATATCAACCACTTTTTTTGTTTTGATATCATACATATCTTTCCCATTAAAAAAATAACTATTATTTGGTGAAGAAGAATATTTAATTTTATCCATGACTATTATACTGTTATACTATATACTATAATACTATTTGATTTTTTAAGTAATGAGTTTGATCATATTTTCAATGAATTTTTCATCGGGAATCTTTTCCGAATCAGAGAAATATTTATGATAGATAATGAATTCCATCATTTCTTTTAATCTACCCAATTCAACATCAATTCTGAACATTTCATCTGTAAGGATGTTGTATAAATAGTAATTAAATACCATATCATATTTCTGGCACTCTATTTCATTCATATAAGCATAAATCGCCAATTGAATGAAATGTTCATTTTCTAATTTATGAACACATTTAAACTCATAAATATTGTTCTTATCCTTACAATCAATGAATCCAACTAATTCACGATTGAATAGTTCTTTTCTACCCCCGATTTCATATTTTTTCTCAAAATCAACGTGCTTTGTTAATCCCAATCCATCAACCCTTACCTTACATCTTTCAAGGGTTTCTTTGGAAAGCCAATCATAAACAGTAATTTGTTTAATCTTTGCTAAGAATCCACTTTTATAACTACACCACCTATTTGCGATATAAAGTAGTTCGTCTGGATTTTTAGATAATTCGCAAATATTTATCCCTTTAATATCATATTTCTTTGTCTCTTGTCTTTCATCCATTGATTCTTCAATTAATCCAAATTCTTTCATATTATTGTGTTGCGTTTTATTTTCATCACGAGGAATCCACCGAATACATTCAATCTTTCCTTTCGTAATGCTTTCATAATACATAGGGACAGCCGTCCCAGTAATTTCACTAACATTCTCAATAGTGTTCCCTTGATCTGATTGATTCTCAATAACAATTCTCTGGGATTCATCCCTAATTTTTTCAACATCAAAGAATTTAACAATTCCTTCAATAACATCGTCGTTGATATGTCGTGTTATGTCCGTGACAGAAGTTTTAATTAATTTATTTTTCTTTAATCTAATTCTTTTTCCATTCATATCACTATCAACATAAGTTGTTAGCTTGCGGACAATTCTTTCATCCAGAAATTGAAGTGGTAGATTTGATTCATTATGAATCAATACTAACCTTTCACTCGCACGAGTGAATGCGACATATAATTCATTTACAAACGTCCTTGGATCAATCCCTTTTTTATAGAATGTAAAATATGAATCATCAACATTGTACACTAAAACTACTTTCCTTTCTAACCCCTTCGATTGATGGAATGTTGAGAATACAATCTTACCTTCAATTACTTTTTGATCAATCTTTTCTTCATCTGATGTAGGGATAAAGATATTAATATCTGGTAAGATAGTTTTTAATTTATTCTCTAAAACCCTCACAGGAGTTTTTTCAGATTTAATAGATGGTGCAAGGATGAATATATCTTCAGGTTGATAGGTTTGAAGGAGTTTTTCTAAGATTCTAAAAATCTTATTCTTAGATTTCAATTTAAATTGATTTTCATAAACATCGCATTTAAGATAAATAGGTTTTGCTCCACTTTTGGATGAACAAATTCTTTCTCGTTGTAGGCAACCCTGGTTAATAAAATCCGCCATTTCACTTGTAATCCTGAAACTTGTTGACAGATTACAATTTACCCACAGAGTATCATCGGTTTTGAATAAGATCTCTGCTTTCGTGACGAACCTTTCATCCGAACCATTAAATCCATAGATACTCTGTTTTTCATCTCCCATAATACATTTAAGGACTTCACATCCATTATCCTTGTAGATTTTATGAACCAAACGGAAATATAAGGGGGTAATATCTTGGGATTCATCACAGATAATCCTTTGATATTGGAAGTCTTTCAATGATTTCTTATCTTTATCAACCAATGCTTTCATCGGTCTGTCGGTGAAACATTTATGATCATAATATTTCACACAGAATGAATGATAAGTATGGAC